TTTCTTCGCACTGATCCGAATGTGACGCCTCCGATCACGACAACGAGCAAGTGATATGGCCCTGGCTTTGACACAAACGGATGCACCTGCCGAAGAGCCTGTGACGCTCCTGGAGACGAAATCGTTTATGAAGATCAGGGACTCCATGACGGAGGCTGACCCGGATATCTCGCGGTTGATAGAGGCGGCCCGTGACCAGTACGAGCAGGACACGCGCATTCAGCTTGTGGACGCGACGTACACATTGAAACTGAACCGGTTTCCAGCCGGTCCAGGGACAATCGAACTGCCACGGCCGCCTTTGTCATCCGTGACGTCCATTCAGTACGTGGACGAGAATGGCACTACGCAGACGCTCTCGGCGTTGTTGTATCAGACCGATACGGATCGCTGGCCAGGTCGCGTCGTGCCGGATGCGGACGAAATAACGTGGCCGCTAACGAAGATCGGCGAGATCAACGCCGTGACGATCACGTTCGTTGCGGGTTACGGCGAGGCATCCGACGTACCCGAGCGGCACAAGCGTGAGATCAAGATGATGGTGCTGTACATGTTCGACCATCCGGACGCGGCGACGGAGAAGCGCATGCACGTTGATCCGATCTACGACATGCGCACTACATCCGAGCGAGTCGCGTCGTTCGGCTAGGCGGGGCAATGAGAGATGGTTCGTACCGGCAGGCAGAGACATCGGTTGACTATCCAAGAAGTGACGACGGAGACTCAGGATGATGGGTCCGCCCCGGAAGTATGGTCCGATGTCGATGAAGTCTGGGCTAGCGTGCGTCCGCTGCGCGGCTCAGAGTTTTTCGAGGCTCAGCAGATGAAGGCGAGCGCCGACCATATGGTGGAATTGCGACACTATGCCGGCTTACGCCCGCAAAAGCATCGTTTCGTTTTCGAGGGGCGCGTGCTGAATATCGTATCCGTTCGCAATCTGGATGAACGTGATGTCGCCCATGAGTGTCTTTGCCGAGAGGAGCCGTAGATGGCAACGGCTACCATAGAAGTCGAAGTGCGCCACGGTCCAGTGCTGACGATTGCGATGGACGTCGCGAAATTAGCAGCCGAAGTAGCCGAGTTGCTCCCGGCCTCATTGGGCACAAAGCGAGACGAATTGAGAGATAGGGCGGCGAGTATGGTTCAGCGAATTGCGATTGAACTCGATCGCAAATATCCCGAAGTACCAGATCCAGATAGAGGCACAGATACCATGTTGGAGGCCGGTTAGATGGCGGCAAATGTATCCGCGACGTATGATCTGAAGCTGAGCGTTGCCGAGACGATTGCGCTGGGGCTTACTCACGCGGCCGACCCGACGACATCGCACGAACTCACGCAGCACCGAGCTACGCTGAATGGGACGACCACGCCTGCCGTGACAAAGGTATTCAGCGGCACCGTGACACTGGTCGCGGGCCAGGCGTCGTTGGATCTTACATCGCTCGCCGGACCATGCTCTACGACTGTCGATTTCACCGGTTTGAGCGTGCAACTCGTCAAACTGGCCTGCCCGACGACGAACACTGCCGGGATCACGGTTGATGCGAAGGATGGGACTACCGGCTACAACTTGTTCGGGGCCAACAATGCCAACGTGTTAACGCAATCACTATTCCCACAAGCGTATACTGCCGCCACTGCGGGCGCAAGCGTCGACTTGGAGAACGTGGAAACAGCCTATGTCATCGGCGTAGTTGGCACGATAACTGACGGCACACACACATTGATCGTAGAAGAATCCGACAGTTCAGGTTCCGGCTTCACTACCGTAGGGGCAGGCGATCTTATTGGCAGCTATAGCGCGTTGGCGACGGGGGTGAGTCAGTCCGTGCGATATATCGGCACCAAACGGTATATACGATCGCACATGACCATAACGGGCGGTCCGGCGACCGGTGGCGTATACGGAACAGCCGTTGCAGGAGTGACGAACAAATACAACATCCTGCCTGGCGAAGGCATCGAGTCATTCAAGAATGATGAACTTGAAGACGTCGATTCGACGCACAAGGATTTGATCATAACCGGCGACGGCACTGAGACGATCGAAGTTCTTTTGGTGGCAGGATGATGGCACAGCCGACGTTCGAGTTGAAGCTGGAGGGCAATCAGATACTCCTGGAGCAACTGGGGCGTCTTCCGGAAGTGATCCGGAAGAAAGTCGTGCGCCCAGTGTTTCGTGACTCCCTGAAGCGCGTCAAGAACGAAATCCTCCTGAACTTGTCAGGGCGGGTCGTGCAGGAGCAAACCGGACGCTACGTCAATGCGATGGAACGCCAGAACCCGCGCATCGCTGTCACGAGGGATGGGGCGGTACTAGGTGGCATGCAGATGCCGAAGCGGGGTGAGCTGGGGATCGAACCGGACGCGAAGGGGTACTATCCGGCTGCTGTCGAATACGGCGTCAAGAAAGGCCCGCGCCCATTCGAGGCCAAGGCCCCCATTCGCAAGGCGGTCAATGACATGCAGGAAGCGGAAATGAGGCGCATCGGCGATGAGATCGGTGCGGGCATTCTTAAAGTGGCGGCGAAGAAATGAGCGTCGTTGGGGCATTCGTATCGCATTTGCGGGCCAACGCGGAGGTGTTTATCCTCACGGGCAACCGCATATACCGCGAGCACGCCCCCCCCGACACGCGCAAGCTGCCGTACGTGGTTGTGACGCAAACACCGGGCTCGCGCAGGGAATACGATCAGAGCGGCGTGTCTGGGAAAGTGAACGTACAACTGCTCGTGGATGCGTTTGCGGACAGTCAATCGGGAGCAGAGACGCTCGGTGACAAGATCCGCTTGGCTGCTGCTGGGCTCGTCAATTCCACGATCGGCACGGTGCCGAATCAGAAGACGATTGACCGGGTACGGCTTGACGACGACTTCCCGGATAACGTCGAGTCGGCGGCGGGGGCTAGTATTGCCGCCTACCGCTGGAATCAGAACTGGAGCATCTGGGCTGACGAGACGGCCCCTGTTTTAGCATAGGAGTGTGATATGGCCGTTGCACCAGAACTTGACATCAATACTGGCGTGAGCTTCACGTTTGCGGAGGCGCCTTTGCTGGCCGCTCGGTTAATCAAGGACGTGAAGTTGCCGGGTAGTTCGGTCGTGACATTCGATTCCAGCGACCAGAGCACGGCGACCGCAAAGACGAAGATCGCTGCCGATCTCGTCGAGAACAGCAATTTCGAATTCGTCGTGAAGCACAAGCAGGACTACAACGCACAATCGGAGCTTGGAGCTACAGGTGCTGTGGCAGTAGAGTTGCCGCATACGGGCTCTGAACTGTCGTTTACTGGCATTTACACAAGCTACGAACCGCAGAATACGCCGCTGGATGAACCGATGTTTGCCGACGTGGTGATCGAAGTAAGCGGCGATATTGCTTACACCGTGGCCGTATAGCAGGGACAATCATGCTCACCAAAGAGAAGCTGAAAGAGGCCAAGCGCCAAGTCGAGAAAGTCGAAACGCCGGGATGGGGCGAAGGGGCATTCGTCTACGTGGTCAAACTGAGCGGCACGCTTCTAGACCGCGTTCAGGAATTGACCGAGAAGCACAACGAGGAAGGCGATCCGAAGACGAATGGCAAGAGGAGCGATATTCGATTCCTCGGCGAGATGTGCGTCGCCTTGACGAGCGATGCAGACGGCAAGCCGTGGTTGACATCCGATGATGTGCCCACCCTGCTCGATCAGGACTGGGTGACGCTGGAGCAGTGCGTCGAGGCGGGGCTGGCCTTCAACAACATGACCGACGACTCGATGGACGAGGTGAAAGAGAAGCTAAAAAAAAACCAGCGCGACAAGCATGGCTGATGTGGGCGCGCGAACGCGGGATGTCTGTCCGCGACCTTCAGGCTGCGACAGACTCAGACGAGTTCGCGGAATGGCGCGCATACCAGGAGTTGAATCCGGCGACAGAGGAACGAGCCGATTTTCGTGCGGCTATCGTTGCGGCTGTCATAGCTAACTTATTCAGAGGCAAGGGCGACCAGATGATATCGCCGGTAGCATTCATGCCATACACCGACAAGCCGCAACGGGCGCAGCCAACAACCCGGCAGATAGAAGACAGGATTGCCGCTTGGGCGCGGGGCCAGATGGCACGCCAGACTAAAATGAGGGCGATCCGTGGCCAAGCGTAGAGCGATAGCATCACTGTCTGTATCCTTGGTCGCCCGGACGAAGAAGTTCACCAAGGGCATCAAGAAGGCCCTGCGCACCGTTACGCGGTTCACGAAAGGGATTCGTACGCTGTCATTGCGCGTAGCGAAAATGGGGGCTGCCTTTACAGCCGTCGCCATCGGTGGCCTTGCCCTCTTCATCAAGCAAAGTTTCTCGTCGCTCGACGCATTGGCCAAAGCCTCCGACCGGCTGGGTATTACCGCCGATAAACTACGAGGTTTCGAGCGGGCCGCAGAACTGACCGGTTCTACGATTCAGCGTGTGCGAAAAGGATTCATCCAGTTATCAAAGGGGATCGCGGAGGCAGCGATAGGAACCGGCGAAGCTCTTGACGCGTTGGAGGCGTTGCGTCTCGACGCGGGCCGCCTCATCGACCTGAAACCGGACGAGATTTTCTTTCGTGTTGCTGGTGCACTCGAACGTATACCGAGCCGAATCAAGAAGATCGGTATTGTTGCCGACTTGTTTGGTACGCGCGGAGTAGAGTTGCTCAACCTGCTAGAACTGGGCGAGAAACAAATGCGGGCTCTTGTGGGCGATGTGAACCGCTTATTTGGAACGTTAACTCGTTTTGACTTATTCAAGATTGAACAAGCCAATGATGCGTTCGGCGACATGTTACGCAGCGCACGCGGAATAGCCGATGCACTAGCTGTTCACGTCGCTCAGGGAGTGGAGGTAATTGCGAAACACCTGGAAGGCGTATTTATCGGCATACGCGAAGACATTCCGTCTCTTATATCTAAAGCGCGCGGCTTTGTGATATGGCTGCTCAACAAGATGGACGAACTCGGCAGAGGGCTTACCATCTTCCTCGCTCGCAATGCGGCCGAATTGTTCAATGCGATCGGCCAGACGTTGAATTTCTTCGAGAGAGGCTCCGGTGCAGCATTCGCCAATCTTGCGGGGCCATTGCTCGCATTCTCTAGAAGACAAGAGGGGGCATTGGTAGAACGACGTGGTGCTGGGGCAACGGCAGAGGAGCGTGCTGCACGCGGCACAGCTTCATTTCTCGGGACGGCGTTATCTGATGCTTTCGATAAGTTGTTGCGTAAGGCTACGCAAACCTTCCGCCGCCTTCAATTGGAGGCGGCCCAACGCCAAGAAGGAGGCATCGGGGCCGCTCTCGACTTGGCAACGCAACGCCTCGATTCGATAATGGGTGACGTCGCCTCGATCACGAAAGAGGCGGTTGACGATCTGAATACACGACTAAGGGAAGTTGTTGGCAAGGCCGCCGGTGGGATCGCCGGTCGTGCGGGCATCCCGCTCCCTGTAACCGCCCTGCACATATCCCCCTCCCGAACCTTCATCCCCGGCCTGCAGGGCAATCGCAACCGCGCCCAATTGGTCACGGACCCGCAACTTGCACGCGTGATTGAGTTGATGATCTTGCAGAACCGTCTTATTCAGCGGGACGGCGCTGTTGCGGTGACTAACTGATGGCCAAGCCACGCAATAGAGCGATACCAGCCGAACGCCCTGGCAGCGTGGATAGTGCGCGCTTTACTGCTCAGAGCCAACGTGTAGAACGCACGCTGCGGGGACCGCGACGTATCGTCAAAGGCTTTGTCACAGGGCTCGTAGGTGCAGACGATGAGCGAATCTGGAGTGCGACATTTGCGACGGGGATTCCGGACCTTGGTTCAATTGATGGGGTTGGGTCGGGGGCCATACTTGGGCGCATAGCCGCCGATCAGCGGAAAGATAGTCCAAGTCAAGTTGAGGTCGAACTGGAATACGGTTTCTTCGCCGAAGATGATTTCAACAACGACCCCGGCGGAGATCCGAGTGTTCCGCAATTGGAAATCCTCTCGACCGTGGTGCCGGTCGTGACGCATTTTGATTTTCGGGGCAACCCGATCATTCTAGAGCACGTATTCGCCGTAACCGAAGGGAATGCGACAACTCTTGTCCGGGGTCCCGATCAGG